GCGCTTGCAGCCGAAGCTGGTGAGCCGCTTTGGGCTCGGGCCTGGCGGCCCGGCGGCATGTATCTGATTGGCCTGCTGTGGATCTGGAACGTGATCGTACTGCATGTGCTGAACGCCTCCCTCAAGATCGCTCTCCCGCCCATGCCGTTCGAACAGCTGATGCAGCTCTCCGGGCTGTACTTCGGGCTCTACATGGGCGGGCACACGATCAAGGATATGGTCGGCAAATGGGCGGGCGCGCGGTGATGGAGGGCCAAGTCTTGAACATCTCGCCCATTGTCGTCTGGGTAGTTGCGCTCAGCCAGCTGCTGACCTTCGGCCTCACGGTCTGGAACCTCATGGCCTCGGGCAGCCGGGCCAATGCGAAGCGCCTCCAGGAACATGCAGAGGCACTCGATGGACACAATCTGCGGATCACCGGCCTTGAAAAGTCGCACACCGAGGTCCCGAAGGTGCGTGATCTGCATGTCCTTGAGCTCACGCTCGAACAAATCAAGGGCGAGATGAAAGCGATGAACGCATCGATGCGCGGCCAATCCAGCATCATGGAACGCCTCGAGCAAATTGTCGGCCGCCACGAACAGCATCTTCTCGACGGGGGTAAACGATGACCGATTACGTCAAGACGCTCGCGAAGCACCGCCGCCTCGCAATCTTGCGCCACCTTGAAGCGATCCCGGAGTACACGGGCAACGCGTCGATCCTTCAAGATGTGCTGAAAGGCCTCGGGCTTGCTTCCTCGCGCGATCAGATCGTGACCGAACTGTCGTGGCTGCGTGAGCAAGGCCTCGTCGAGTTCGATCCGCGCGCAGAATTCGTCGTGGTGAGCGCTACCGCACGCGGTGTGGATATCGCACGCGGACTGGCCACGCACCCCGATATCCAACGCCCCAATCCTCGGATTTGACATGCCGCCGCCCCGCAAGATTGACCTGCTCCCTGACGAGCTCAAGAGCTGGCTGCAGGCCGCGCTGAAGGAGCGCGGCTTCGCCGATTACGAAGCGTTGGCCGAAGATTTGAACTTCCGCCTCGAGGAAGCTGGGGCGGAACTCCGTATCCAGAAATCCGCCCTTCATGCCTATGGGCAAGAATACAAGGAGTTTGTGAAATACCAGGAAGAGGCCAGTGCGTGGGCCTCCGGCTGGCTGCACGAGAATGGTCTCGAAGAAGAGGCCAAGCGCCACAATGTCCTGTTTCAGATGGTCACCACGCTCGCGTTCAAGGTGATGCAGGCGCAGATGATCAAAGGTGGCGACGAAATCGACCCGAAGGAGCTCCACTTCCTCGGTCGGATGCTCAAGGACGTGATGGCCTCGAGCGGCATGCGCGAAAAGCTGATTGCCGATGATCGTAAGGCGCAGGCTGCCAAGCTGGAAGCGGCGGTCGAAGCCGGTGATATCGATGCCGATGCGGCGGCCAAGGCGCGCAAGATCATGGGGTTTGGATGATGTATGACCCGCAAAACAAAGACCGTGATCTGGGCGAGTTGATCCTGATCGCACAATGCTACTACGCACAGGCCCGCTGGTGGCATTTAGCCTGCGCGTGGGCGTTCGGGCGTCACCGTATTGTGCGCCACCTCGGGCGAGAAGGCCGCATCTCCTTCTGGCGCGGGGCTCCCTACCTGCTGAGCTTCCGGGAGATCGCGTAATGGCTACTCCGGCGCAGGTGGCGAATGACATGGTGGCGCAGGCCGACTTCTGGCATCGGCGCGACAAGGACATCGAGCGGTGCTGCCGCGATGCCGCGCGGTTGATCCGAGACTTGATCGCCAAGAAACCTGTCGATGGCCGCACGCTCTACGGTCTGCATCGTCGTTTGGTGGACCTCGAGCAGCGGACAGGCAGATCCCACGCGACTGGGATCAGCATGTCACTATGCCGGGCGCGGATGGTTGTTGGGCAGCTCTCTGGCTGGGAGTTGCGGCAATGATCCGCCATCTGGATACCGTAAATCTACGGTATGGCGGGCACGGCCTGTCAGCAGGAGATTTGCGGCCATGAGTGCAATCAACCCCGCCTCGCAAGTCGTCAACTTCCTCCCTTACCAACGGGCGTGGATCGCGGATACCAGTCGCTTCAAGATTGGTATGTTTTCTCGGCAAACCGGGAAGACATTTTCGACCTGCGGGGAATGCGTCGACGACTGCTTCAGTGCGTGGGCAGAGGATCGACGCGCTCGTTGGGTAATCCTGTCGCGGGGCGAGCGGCAGGCCGCCGAGGCGATGACTGAAGTGATCAAGCCGTTCACCAAGGCGTTTTACGAGGTCTATAACACCCTCGTAAAAGGAGGCGAGCCGCGTTTCGAGGAGAACGAGTTCCGTGCGCCGCAACCGAGCGGCCCCGACGCAGTCTACAAGGCGCTCGAAGTGATTTATCCGAACGGCTCGCGGATCACGGCTCTCCCTGCGAACCCGGATACCGCGCGTGGCTTTTCGGCGAACGTGATCCTCGACGAGTTCGCCTTTCACTCGAAGTCTCGAGATATCTGGGCGGCGTTGTTCCCGGTTATCTCGAAGACCGGCCTCAAGCTGCGCGTTATCTCGACGCCGAACGGCAAAGGCAACAAGTTCTACGAACTGATGACAGCCGAGGATACGGTGTGGTCACGCCACGTGGTCGATATCTACGATGCAGTGCGCCAAGGGCTCGATCGCGACGTTGATGCGCTGCGAAGCGGCATGGCGGATGAGGACTTCTGGGCGCAGGAATTTGAACTCAAGTGGCTCGACGAGGCCAGCGCCTGGCTAGATTACGACCTGATTGCAAGCTGCGAGCATCCAGCAGCTGGCATGCCCGGGCTTTACCAGGGCGGACCGTGTTTCGTTGGCGTAGACATCGCGGCTCGCAACGACCTCTTCGTGATCTGGGTGATGGAAGCCGTGGGCGATGTGCTCTGGACGCGTGAGGTGATCGCGCGCCGCCGAGCGTCGTTTTTCGAGCAGGATCAGTTGCTCGCTGACGTGTTCAATCGCTACCGCGTCGTACGTTGCCGCATGGACCAAACCGGCATGGGAGAGAAACCGGTCGAGGATGCCAAGCGTCAGCATGGCGAAAGCCGCGTCGAGGGCGTGCTATTCTCTGCGGCCGCAAAGCTCGATCTGGCGACGAGCCTTAAGGAGGCGATGCAGGACCGCAAGGCGCGCAATCCAGCGGGTGATGTGAAGCTGCGCGCTGACCTGCACGCGATCAAGAGTCAGGTCGGCATTACGGGCGCGCGTCGCCTGGTTGCAGATGGTGAGACAGATGGTCACGCCGACCGCTTCTGGGCGGGTGCGCTCGCTGTTTCCGCAGGGTCGATCACCTACCAGCCGTATGCCTATCAAAGCGTGCCCCGGCATGGTGGGGCCGATTTTGACCGCGATATCCGGCTCACCGCAGGGTTTGGAGCCGGGAAAGGAGTATTATAATGGCATTGCTGGATCAATTTGGCCGCCCGGTACGTCCGCAGGCTCTTACGAAAATGCAGGCCGAGCCAGGTCTGACAGGCATTCGCCAGGCATGGGCGGGCACCGTCGCCTCCGGGCTCACGCCCGAACGGCTGGCCGGGATATTGCGCGCATGCGACGAAGGCGATCTCGAGGAGTTTCTGGTTCTCGCCGAAGAAATGGAAGAGCGTGACCCGCACTACCAATCTGTGCTGGGCATCCGCAAGCGCGCCTTGTCCGGCGTTGCACCAACGATAAAGGCTGCCTCGGGTAGCCCCAAGGACAAGGTGATCGCCGAGGCAGTGCAGAGTGCGATCGCCGATCATGACGGGTTTTCGGATCTCGTCGAGGATATGCTCGACGCATTGGGCAAGGGATATTCGGTTGTCGAGATCGTATGGGAGCGCAGCGCCAGCCGCTGGGCGCCGGCTCAGTTCTTGCATCGCGACCCGCGCTTCTTCACCTTTGATCGCGATACCGGGCGCGAGCTGCGGCTGCGCGACGAAGCCGACCTGGTAGACGGTATCCCGCTTGAGCCATTCAAGTTCATCACGCATTTCGCGCGGCTGAAAAGCGGCATGCCGTTCCGGTCCGGCTTGGCGCGCCTGGTAGCCTTTGGCTGGATGTGCAAGGCCTACACTCTGAAGGACTGGATGGCGTTCATCGAAACCTACGGATTGCCTCTGCGGCTGGGTCGCTATGATGGACAGGCAACCGCTCAAGACGTTCAGACCTTGTTCCGTGCCGTCGCCAATATAGGCACCGACGCTGCCGCCGTAATCCCGGACAGTATGCGTATCGAGTTCATTGATGGGCCCACAACAAGCGGCGAGGCCATCTTCGAGAACCTCGCGCGCTACATTGACGAACAGGTCTCGAAGGCGGTTCTGGGGCAGACGATGACCTCGGATAACGGATCGTCTCAAGCCCAGGCAAATGTCCACAACGAGGTTCGGCACGACATAGCTGCATCCGACGCCATCTCGATTGCCAAACGGATCAACCGTGATTTGGTGCGGCCATTTGTCGATCT